AACCTTTAGCCCATCCTTCATCGTCCAGCCTCCGCGAGAGAGAGCTGATGAGCGGATTTCGGCTGGGCTGAAGTGAGAGTGACGGTGCGCGGTTCGCTGACGAGTTGGTAGTGCTTGTGGGCTGACTGCCGGGAGTCATGCGGCTTCACCCACCAGCGTTCGATGTGCCAGCCGCGTGCGATGAGTGTGCTGATGTCGTTGCGACCGTTGGAAAGCGCGTCTGCGTAGAGGTCGCTCATCGCGCACAGTTCCTCACGGGTGCGGAGCAACGTCATCACGCGGGACATCCGGGGGGACTTGGGCCAGAAGATAGTGCTGCTCACCTCTTCCCCTCAAAGAGCCTGAACATCACGACCTTATCGGTGCAGACCTGCTTCGCCCGAGCAAGAGTTTTCAACCCCGTCATGGCGATGGACTCGACGCCCTTCTCGATCTTGCGGACGGAGTAGTTCGAGTTGGGTCCGATCGTGACAATCCAGCGAATGTCGTTCCCCACTGTGGGTGAGGAGTGCAAGACTTCCAGGGGCTTCCCGGTCGTCACGTCTGTCCCGAGGAACTGGTGGGACTTTGGGTCGGTCATGCGGGGTCTTTCGGTTGGGCTGAAGGTTCCGATGACGCGTACTCCGCGAGGATGTCGCCGTGGCACGGGAGCGGCGCGCAGAAGCAGCCCAACACCTTCCCGCATAGTTCCTCGCGGGCTTCGAGTTGAGCTTCGGGGCTGCTCTCCATAAAGGCACGGAACTTGGCTATGACCGCCTCGCGGTTCCCATCACGCCCGATGCGGAATGGGTTACCCCACTTCGACGGGCGCCCGATGAACACGTCGTAGGCATCCCCGGCCTTGACGTTCACGACACGCGCATCCACGGGAACCTTTGGCCCATCCATCTACGCAGCCCTCTCGATCACGCTATGCATTGCCTTGCGGAATCGGTGTGGGAAAGACATGCGGTGAATCCGGTGGAAGTGCGCGCAGACAGCACAACGGTCGATGTTCATTTCGGAATGAATGTCAGTCATGCGGCTACCCCGCCCGTGGACGCGCGCATCGCCGCTCGATACCGGCCTCATCCAGTCCCGGTTCCGCTCACGGAGCTTGTCGCGGTTCAGCCTGCGGTACTCGGCCATGTAGTCGCGCATGTATTCGCGCTTCTTCGCCCGAGCGGTCACGCCGGCAGCCCAGCACGGGGCGCAGCGGCAGCCGTAGAACTCGTAGCACTTGCGGGTGCCGTGATGGGACGGTTCGCCCCTCAACTGGATGGTCATCGCCAGTCCTCTGGCAGCAGCGAGTCATCACTGATGACGGCATGCCAACGAAACCGCTTCTTGCCGTGCCGCCGTACATCAATAGCAATCGAACGCTGCTTACCGTTCATGTCGTGGATGGCGACCCACCAGAGTCCGTCGTCCATTTCTTCGGCTCGGAGCATCAGGTCAGGTTCGAGCATGATGACGATGTCATCCGGCGAGCCGTCCGCATTGCGGTCGATGCGGTCACGCGCGTCCACTTTCGCTTTGGCCTGCTCCGAAGCAATCACGGCTGGTACATCCCCCGATCTCTCACATAGAAAAGCAACACTTCCCCATTCCTCACGATCGGGTAGCACTCTCGTGTGGGGAAGCCGTGGGCGTAGGCCCACTCTCGGGTGAAAACCAAGATGTCTTGGGCGGTCATTGCTGGGCTACTCCGTCAGTGACGGAATGTGCCATGAACGTGTCGTCGATGACGGCTGCGAGTTCTCCGACGAGAGCGATGACCTGACGGAGGTTCACGTCGTCGTCCGACACGTTCACGAGTCGCATTGCCTCCCGCATCACATCACGAGCCGGTCGGTACACGGCGTAGTCCTTCACCGTCCGTCGGCCTTGGCGAGAGCGGCGCGAGTGAGAGCCTTCATGCGGCGGAACTCTTCGGGTGAGTCGTCGCGCCACATGCTCTGCCACTGAACGAGCGCCTCGTACAGATCAGGAGCGGCGGCGATAAGGCGGGCGTTTGGCAGTGTGTCCTCGGCCTGTGGGCCGATGGAGCAAATGTCCAACGTCCCGTTGTGAGCGACATATGCGGTATGAACGTGCAGCGGGCGTTCCGTCTCGTCAACGTCCCACGGTCCCGGCGTGAAGCGAGCCGTCACTATCGCCATAGCCCCATCCACCGACCCACGTTGACGAACACCAACATCGAGCACAGCAACACCACTGTCACAAAGAACAGCCGGCCAATGAACTGGTCAACCTCATCGGAGACGATCGCTGGATGGACTGGTTGGCGGGCCATGCTTCCTCCTTGGTTATTCGGGGCGTAGAGGGGCTTCCATTCGCCTCTACGCCCCGTGGACGCGCGTGTCATCACCGTCACTTCACCCACTTCGTCGGGCGTGCGGTCACTGGCGCAGTAGGCTCACCCAACCGCCGCCGATGTGCCAGCGTCTCGATCATGTCGTTCGCACCGCGCCCGTAGGCGTTCGCTGCGAGCACACCCATGACGATGACCCCGAAGCAGGACCCGGCGACGAACCCGATGATGAGAGTGACCATCTAGAACGGGACCGCGTCCGGGTCGAAGGGCATGTGCTGGACCTGCGCGGCCTCGGTGAGCCAGGTGACGAACTTGTCTGCGAGGGCCAGGACGGCGTTGGAGTCGGCTGAGCTGAACGCCGCAGCCGTGAGTGCCGCGATGCGGATGGTCATGTCTGGGCTAGTGGTCGTCGTGGGCTTTGGCCCCACATCACGCGCCTGCTCTGCCGTCGCCTGAACGCCCGGCATCGCTCCGACGACATCCTTGTACGGTGGGCGCTCGGGGTCGGGGTTCTCGCGCTCCTCGATGTCGAGGGTCACCTGCTTGCCGATGTTCGACTTGCAGACCGTGACGATGCTCTCAGAGAACGTCGAGCCCACGAAATGGTCGGCCTGATCCTTGATGCTGTACCGGGTCCAGGGCTTGTCCTTCCCGTCCTTCTGGGAGATGCCCGACTTGGACTCGATACCGCCGACGATGATGACCTTGCTGGTGACGCTCATGACGCACCTTTCTTCAGCTTCAATTTGGCCGCGCCTTCGACCTTGCGGCGGAGGGTTTCGATCTCGGGGACGCGCTTGGTCAGGACGTTCAACGTCGAATGGTTGGCCTTGAAGGTGACGATCTCTTGGAGCGCCTTCTCGCGCTCCTCGGCCGTGATCTCGCCGTTCCGCAGAGCACCGTCGAGCAGGACCATGAGCGCCTCGCCGTCGTCGACGAGCCACTCGGTCTCTGGCCGAAGCTCGTAAACGACGTCGCCCGATCGGCGTTCGGTCTGGCCGCGAGCGACCATCTCGTCGGTCACGACCTGCTCGAGGAAGCCCCGGTAGCGGGCCACGCGGCGCGAGAAGTCGATGATCTGTGGCAGCAGCGTGCCGGCGTCGTCGGCCGTGATCGCGCCGAGCTCGAGGCTGATGATCTCGCCATCTGGTGTCAGGAGACGTGGCGCGAGGGGGGCCGCGATCTCGGTGGTCATCGTGCGCACAGGCGCACATCGTTCTCGCGAGCGAGATCGTGCATGTCCCATCGGGCTCTGTTCAGGAACTGGTCGATCGTCGTGGCGTTGCGGGCCTTGGCCAGCCTGCGGAGCAGGACGAAGACATCTTCCCAGCCCGATACGTCGATGAGGTCCGCGATGGCCTGCTTGGCCTCGAAGTAGGCCCGGCCTGCGGCGTCGTCCGCTACGATTGGCTGCGAGGTGACCGCCATCTCGGTTTCCTCCCGCCGCTCGTCGCTAACACGACGGGCGGCACTCTTATTTGCCAGCGCCGACTCGATGCCCGGAAGCACCGCGGCGCATAAAGCCTTGTAGAACGCCGAGTCCGACGGAAGTCCCGCGCGCCCCGAAGCCGACGCTGCACGTTCGTCCTCGGAGCGCGCGGAAGGAAGGGAAGGGGTGGGATTGACGGAGTAGCACCACGAACAGACTTCGTGAGTGACGCAAAGACCATGTGTGCAGATCGCGCAAACGTCGGTCGTCACGCAGTCACAGAAATCGCTGTGGCCGGGAGTGGTCTGCCGGACCTCATCACCGGGGACTTCGCGCTGCGTGTGGTCGTGCTTGCAGTCGGGGCAGATGGTGGTCATGCCGACACCGCTGCCGTGTGCTTGTACCACGCACTGTGACTCTCGTAGTCAGTGTGGAAAGCGCGACATGTTGATCCGCCCCAACGCTCGAAGTCTCCGTCGCACGTCGCGCATGAACTCCGCATATCGAGTCCACCGTGATAGTTGCGCGGGTGTCGGCAGTGGGCACACTTCTCGAGTCGTTCCGCACGGGTCATGCGGGCGTAATGGCGGTCGCCGTCTGGGTCATGCGTGATCTTGCAGATGTCTCCGTATGTCGGGCAGGTCATGCCGGCCAGCGCGGAAGGAAGGGAAGGGTGGGGATTGACGGGTTGACACCACAGGCACCGCTCGACGGCGGTGAAGATCCCGTGGGTGCAGACGGGCTGGACGGTCATCGGTAGTAGTCGTTCCACTTGTCCGACTCGGCTTGCTCGGCTTCATGATCGAGGCGGATGTTCTCGTCCTCCCGCTCGACATCACACGCCGGGCAGGAGGCGACATAACGAGCATGCGCCTCATGGGCTATCTCAACGCGACGGAACGCTTGCATGGTGGTCATGCCGGCACTGATTCGCGCTCGGGCGAGCCGATGAACGGCTTGGTCTCACCGGGGAACCACACGGCGAGCGTTCGCATCTCTTTGCGGTCGAAGACATCGCGACCCTTCTCGACCGAGATCCCCCACGCGGCGCGGGCCATCGCCATCTCGAGATCGCGGTGCCATGAGTACTCAACGAAGCGATCGGACCCGAGGATTCGGACGGCATAGCGCGCGTGACGGGTCACTGCGGCCAGCCACACACGCAGTTGTCCACGGAGCACATTGGCCGAGAAGAATCGTGTCCCCGCTGGCAGCGACCCTCGAAGCACTGCGAGCACCGGACTGGATGGTCACCAAGCAGATGCGGGCAGCTCGGGCAGGTCTCGCCCGCGACACGCTCGGCTGCGGCGAGATAGTCAGCCAGGACCTGATTTGGGATGCCAAAACGGCCGACGGTGGCACGCCCCATGAGGTTGGTCACGCGGCACCCTGCGGCGGGATCGTGCCCGTCGTTGGCGTAGTGAAAATGACGCCAATCCATGCCGTGCGCAGGAAGTTCGCCGCGTCTGCGAGGCTGAGGCAGCCGCCTACAAGCGTGTGCCACTTGCCAGGACGGGGCGCGGGTGCGCCACATTCGCGGCCCTCGCACGGGTACTCGATGGCGCACTTTCCGTTACGACGAGTGACGATGCGGAAGGGCGTCGTTTCGGTGTCTTGGGTCATGCGGCCTTCTCCGCACGCTTCCTGAGCTTGCGGGCGTAGTCGCGGAGCGCGGCGCGGATGGCGTCCGTCCGGCTCAACACGTCGGGGTCCTGCTCGCGGATCAGGTCCATGTCTCGGGCGTCCAAGCGGAGAAGCCGGAATGAGAACACCGGACTTGGCTCGCCTGCCTTGGGGGTCTGGTTGGTGGTCACAACGCATGTAGTACGGCATATCTGCCGGGGTGTCAAGGGGCAGTACCGAATTGATACCGGCGTATAGACCGTGGCTGCGAGGCCATGGTGGCTAAACCCGGAAAGACCTGCTATACATCCCGCCAGTGCTGGGGAGCAGAGCGGACGTAGCACGTTCGTCTAACGTGTGTCGAATGTCGCGAGAGAGCATTGGCGTACTCATTCGGCGATACCGTGGCGATGTCTCGCAGGAACGGCTCGCCGTGTCAGCCGGCACAGACTCCAAGGCAGTCGGGGAGATCGAGAACGGCGGGCGAAACGCCGGCTGGTCAACGATCGCGCGGCTGCTGGCTGTACTCAATGTTCCCGGTGACGACATCGCGCAGGCCTGCCGATATGAGATGGAGGCCTACACGACCGCCGACGCCTTCAACGCGAAGAGGCTTCACCCGCGCAACGCCAATAAGCCCCGCCCGCCCCGATAGAAGGGGACGAGCGGGGCAGACGGGCTAGTCCGGCGGCAGGCCCGGATCGACAGGGTCCTGGGTAGTGCGGCGGTGGAGCTTCATCATGGGGGTGTCCTCCTTTCCTGCGACGTGGAGGGGGTTGCCTGATCTATCGCGGGTAGCGCGACGGTTGACGACTAAAATGAACGTCGTGAAAACCTGTTGCAAATGCGGTGCGACCAAGCCTCTTACAGAGTTCTATCGCAACAAGGCCAAGGTGGACGGAAGGTCAACGTACTGCGCTGGCTGCGAGCGAGTGCAAACGCGACTCTGGCAATCCACTAATCCGGCGAAGGTAGCGGCGACACGAAAACGATGGGGCGCAAAAAGTTTTGACTACCGTCGTGCCTACCATCGCAAATGGAAATACGGATTAGTCGCCGACGACTACGATGACCTTCTCGCGGCTCAGGACGGACGATGTGCCATTTGCCTGGAGCGCAAACCGCTCAGTGTTGACCACGATCATCGGTCCGGGAAGGTTCGAGGACTGCTGTGCGCCAAGTGTAATTCTGCGATTGGCCTCGTGGGTGAAGACCCCGCAGTCCTCGGACGGGCGATTGCATATCTATTCCGACATCGGAACTCTTCTGCAATCGAGGCAGAGAAAACCGCCTAGAGGGTTCAGGCAACTAGGCGGCGAGAACCTTGGAGAGCTTCAGGGGAAACCCAAGGTTACGGAGCGGGCGGGGTGGTGACGGTGGTCTTGGTCTCGGTCGTCGTGTTCGGGGCGGTCGAGCCGATGGTCTTGAGCTGGTTGGCGGCGAGCGTGAACCCGGTCAGGATCGTGGGGATGACGACGAGCGTGAGCCACGGCTGGGTGACGCCGAGGGCCGGCTCGTTTCCGGCGATGAGACCAACGGCGAACGAGCCGAGGGCAAGCACGATGACGATCGCGGTCTGGTAGGCCATGTAGGTTCTCCTCTCTCTCAGTGGTGGAAGAAGTCGTCGCGGGCCTTGCGGGCGTGGGCACGTTTGGCGATCTGGTCTTGGGAGATCCGGTAGTGCGGGCAGGCGTTCTGGTATTTGCAGCGGTGCTCGGGCTCCCATGCGGCCACGACGACCGCAAGGGCGCCGGTGACGAGCACGACGATGAGGGCGATGATCTGGAGCGGGTCGACGGCGGTCACATTGAGCGGAGGAGCATCCGTCCGTATCGCTCCGCGACGGCCTCTTCGATGTGCGGGAGCATCGTCTTGCCGCGGCACGCGATTACGTGATGCCCGAGCTCATGGGAGAACGCTGCGAGGGGCTCTTCGTGGGGCTTGAGGTCCTCGAACTCGGCGGCGGCACAAGAGGACGCCATCCATACGCGGATCAGGTTGGCCCCGTAGTCGGCGAGAATGACGCCCTTCTCGACTCCGGTCCTCATGGCGCGGCGATGCTGAATACCTGGGACGCCCGAGACCCCGTAGCCGTAGACCTCTAGGACGCCATTGAACCCGGCCTTGCGTGCGAGCATCCGCCAAAGCCGCTGGCCGCCAGGAAGACGCTCACGACAGTGACGTTCAATACGCATGACATCCTCTCCTAATCGGCGATCAGCTTCCTCATGGCGCGAAGCCGAGTTGTGAAAGCAGCGTCTGGGCCTGTTCCTCGGGTAGCGACTCGATGACGAGGCAGACCGCGAGGACCGTGTAGTTGAGGAGGTCGGCGGTGTTGCCGATGAGTCCGTCGTCGGGGTCGGTGAGAGCGGCGACGTTCCCATTCGCGGCGAGGCTCGCGGTGCGCCCGACCTTGTCGAGGAGCCTGACGAGCGCGCCGCGCCAGTCCTCAACACCGACGACACGGGCGGCGCGGAAGTTTGAGAAGGGGTCAGCGCCCGGCGAGTAGCCGTTGCGCTTCGGTCCGATGATTGCGTTCGCGCGGGCGAAGAACAGTTCTTGTGCGGTCTGGGCCATTGGCGGGGTGAACTTCATGGTCGCCACACTTTCGGTCGGCCAAGCAGTCCGCGGCGGACGAGCTTCTCGCGCATCGCCATGTGCTGGAGGACATCACCGACGCAACGAGCGCGCGTCTTGGCAAGGCCGCGAGCGGTGAGTCGGTTCGCCTCGCGCCATGAGGCGTTGCTCATGTGGGTCTTCTCTTCTGCGAGGCCGAGCATCTGGGCGAGGTTCTCCTGGGCCTTCGAGATCCCGTAGAACCGGATGAGATCGAGCTTGGTGTCGCTCGAGAGTTTCGGTGCGAGCGGCGGAAGGCCGAGCTCGATGAGCGCCCCGTTGATGATGGGGAGGTCGTGCTTGCGGATGTAGTGGCCGGTCACGATATCGGCTTGGTCGTACATGGCGCGGAAGCCTTCGAGCATGGCCTTCGCGGTGACGGGGCCGAGGAGCCAGCACTGGACCTTCGTTTCGCCGACGAACCCGGCCGCGATTGCTGTCACCTCAGCAGTGGTGAAGTCCTGGCCGAGATATGAGAGCGGACGGTTCTCAATGTCGAAGTCCAAGACTCGGAGCTGCTTCACAGTCCAACTGCGCGCTTTATCTCCACGATGCTGAGTTGCTTGCCCCGGTTGAGCGCGGCGTTGTAGCGCAGCTCCGCTTCCGGCAGAAGTTCATTCAACTCATTGTCGGCATTGATCGAGTGCTTGAGCCTGACGGCGGCGCGGATGGTCTTCAGCATGTTCGCGCGCTGCTGGTCGGCATCTTCACGGTGACTCATGCGTTCCTCGCTTTCGCGTTGTGTCTGGCGGAGTTCAGCATTCCCGCTGCGGTACGCCAGTAGGTCCGACGCTCCTTGAGGATTTCCTCCCGGTGCGCGGCGTACCGGGCGGCGTCCTGTCTGTGTTGGTCATCTCGATGCGCGAGACGCCACGCGGCGTGATAGGCGCGGCGGTCGGTCACTTGGTCGCGGCTGCGGCCTCGATGAGGAGCGCGGCCTGATCGAGTGCGACCCCGACCTTCGTCATTGAGGTGGCGATGAGGGCCTCATCCTTCGCGGCGAGCGCAGTGAGCGCGTCGTGCGCGGCGACGAGCGCGTTCTTGATCGCAGTGACGGTGTTGTAGTAGTCGGGGTCTGGGGCGTTGAGCGCGTCGTGGAGCTCGGTGGGGTCGATTGCCACGATGCCTCCTTGTGGTTTCCAACCGCCCACGAACGCCTCGTTGACATCAACGGAGCTGCCGCAACGGTCTTCCTGTAGGTGCTGCCAGAGCTCGAGCGGGACCGTGGGGGTGCCGTAGGTCTGAGCGAGGTGCTTCCCGAGGTTCGGGAAGTTCACCTTGGCAAACTCGCAGAGCCGTTGGTACCCGTACAGACCGGGTGTTATCTGGGGGGTCTGAACCGACTCGATGCCGTTGGCGTACTCGGTCACGCTCGAGGGCTCGACGTCGATGTCCACTGCGAAATACACGACGGTCCTGTCCGGCGCCCCCAGGCCGTGGAGCAGATCGTCGGCGGCAGAGCAGTCTGCTTGTCCTTGGGCGTGAGTGAAGTACGACGCCGGGCCTCCAGTGGTCTCGTAGAACAGGTGGAGGGCCAGTCCGGAAGCGTGGATTTCCGCTACTTCGTCAGCCGTGATGCCCTTGGGGTTGTACGGGTCGAGATACCGGGCGACGCCGGTTGCGCCGGAGGCTTTGAAGCAGGCGAGAGTCGCCGGGGACTGTCGGAGCATGTAGTCAAGGACGACGCTCATACGATTGCGGTCAAGACCCAGAACAGAAGCCCGAGCGCGACCAGATTTACGCGAGCCGCGACACCGAATGTAGCGCAGGCGAAACAGATAGCCGCGCAGATGAACAGGATCAGGTGAAGGCTCATGGGTGTCTCCTATGCGATTTCGTGAGCGCGAGTTATGGATGCCCGATTGAGAACTTGAGTCCGAGCCAGAACGTGGCAGCCGCCCAAGTCGCAAGCAGCGCGATCGCGGATGCCGTTGCGTACATCAAGACGTTGATGAGGAACTGCTTTAGTGACGGGCTGTTGCCCGCAGCGACCACCGCCTTCGCCGCCACATCCGCCGCCGCCGTGACCGCCTCGGCGGCCACACCCTTCGCAACCCGAGTCGCCACCTCGGCGATTTGGGCGGCTGCCCCGGTACCCTCAGAGATGTGGGTGTCAATCTTCCGCTCGACGTCGGACAGTTTGGTGATGAGGCCACGCTCGGAGAACGTCCCGAGTAGGGCATCGCGAACAGACCGCAACATGGCGCGGTCCTCAATTGTGAAGGTCGCGGAACTTCCGTTGCTTGAGGTGTCGTTCACGTCTACTCCTCGGGGTCTTGCGGTCTCGTCGCTCATGGCCGTGCGAGCTTCAACGTCTTGATCGGGGCGCGCGCGGGTGCGGGCCTCGCGCCAGCGGCGGGCTTCGGGGTCTTGGCGGGCGCCCCACCGATAGTGGGCATCTGCACCCCCGCCCCAGTCAGCGCGGCGCCGATCGGCATCGGTGTCACCGGCCCGAGCGGTTCGGTCGGGTACTTGCCGCCGTACTCAAGGAACTGCGCGACCGGGTACGTGAGCGGACTGGAGAACAGCGACCAGAGCCACTTGGAGGCGACGTCGCCCGGCGTGGTCTCCTGCTTCGCGCCCTCCATCTGCTTGAGGTTCGTCTGCTGGCGGGCCGCGTCGTAGATCGAGACCGCGAGCCGGGCCATCGTGCGGAGCTGCGTCGCCTCGCTCTCGGTCGGGTTGAGCGTCGTGTTCTGGCCGGCGTAGGTACTTGCACCCATGCCGAGTTCAGACGCCAGGAGCGAGATGCCGCCGTTCGCCATGCTCGGCTTGCCCATGTCGGTCTGGGCGAACGTGGTGGAGACTGGGTTGGTGTCGGTCTTCCCGCCGGCGACTTGCGCGAGCGTGTAGAGCAGGCCCATCCCGGTCAGCGCGCCCATCCCGAGCCGGGCACGCTCGAGCGCGATGGGGTCGGGTGCCTTGCCCCGTGTGACGTTGGCGAGCACGTCGGCCATGCCCTTCGTCGTATAGGTCAGCATCTTCAACCGCGAGGCGACCATCTGCGGCGAGAAGATCGCCACGTTCGCCGCGCGCAGTGCGGCCTTTCCCGCGTCGCCCATGTTCCGGGTGTCGATTCCCCGGCCGGTGAAGGTGTTGATGGTCTCGCCCATGCTGGCCTTCTGCTCGGAGGTGAGGCCGGGGTTCGCCGCATCAACGCCACGAGTGACCATGTAGCGGACTTCGTTCAGGCCTTGCACGAATCCCTGCCCGGAGCGTTCGATGATCTTGCCGAGGGCCGGGACGCGATAGATGACGTTCTGTGCGTTCGTCGGGACGGCTTCCTCGCCGCCGATGATCCCGCCGTGCGGGGTGGCGATGTAGGTGCCGTACTGCTGAATCACCGGGTCGGCGCGCATCACGTTCTGACGCGCAGCGAGCTCGGCCGGGTTCATGCTCAGCCCTTCGCT